AGCACCGCCTGGCCTTCAACGCTCAGAACGAAACACCTTTAGTTTCCTTTTTCTAATTTTTGTTATTTTGGTTTTCTTTTAAAACCCTGCCTTCCTGTTAAGATTCTTACCAAACCTCATCTAGATCCGCAGGTGTTTGACGGACGAACTTACCGACACGATCATACTCAATATAGTTTAGACCGCCCCAGCTAGCATCATCCGCTAAAGACGCACAGACAAGAAAATTCATATCCTCCTGTGTGTCAATGATAAATGACTTAGTGTCGTCAATTTGCTGATTCAACACCAGAACCCCATACTTGTAATTATTTGGTAAATTTAAAAATATGGGTTCAAATGGTGGAGCCTCAGTGTACATGACGACTTCAGCATAAGCGTGAGCCTTTTGTAACACGGGCTCACCCGCGCCTATTGTCTCATCTCGATATGATATGACACGATAGTTTTGATTGTAAGGATACAGTCCAAGACGCCATCCACCAACTTGGAAAACGAAGAAATTGCTCGCAGCATAGTACCATGGTAATCCTTGCACCACCTGATGTGGCGTCATACCATTCAAATTCATACCTCCACGAATGAACATCATTCTTCTTGTAACTTCTCTTAAGTTTTCAATTCTCTCTCCGCTGGCGAAACGATCCCAAACCTTCAATGGTACTTCCCACGGATCCGACAATACAACCCTTCCATCCTCAATGGAATGCAACAAACTATCTTCAAACACACCTTGATTAAAAGCTACTGGAACTTCTTCCGGTGCAACCATAGACAATCCTGGCAATCCAAATTGTATGTCATCACTCCAAATTTCAATAATACCTTCTATAGTACTTGAAACATCCCCTGATGCAGTTAAGGTAGATAAACACCTTATATGCAACAAATCTGGGAATGGTTCGTTCGTATTATTGAACTCTGCAGCTACACACTCTTCAACGGGTGAATTGTAATAAAAGCCACACTCAATCTCCACTTCATTGTTGTTAGATATATCCATCACACAACGATGACAGCAAGCAGCTTGATCTTCAGTATCAATTATCATTGACGTAGAACCATAGTTGGCTATGATTTCCAATTGTCCTGCATGAAACTTTGTTGCAAAAAGCCTTAGTCTAAAATTCAACTTACCGCGCCATCTCCTAAAAATGTGCGCAAGTAAAGACAAAGGCGTATGGTAAACTGCTGATTCACTCTTGTAAGTACATACACCTGGTGTCAGTGGTATAACACATAGTTGCGTTCCCGCTACCGTTGAGGTATCCCATGTGAATGATCCAACTAACCCAGATCTCTTTGCGATATTACTAATGGCCATTGGGTCTTCTCTCCCAAAGGTCAATGGGTGCGGTATAGTTTTTGCATCAAAGAAACTACCCATTTGGTGTCCAAAGAACTGACCATCTACATTAGGTCCGAACAAATCTTTTGAACTTCCAAAGGGAGTTATCTTATGTTCTACTACAGGTTTTGAAAGTCCCATAGCTGATGCTATCTCCATACCAGTGCCCACTATTTTGGCCACAGTAACAGCACAAGATGCTATACTCACCAAAGTATTGGCAGCAGCTTTTGCATAAGTCTCAGGTTTCGTCATCTTCTCCTTCTCCTTCTTGCCCGTGTCCCCTCGATCAGGGACTGGTTTTATAGTTGTCTGTACGGGCTTACCAGACGAACTTTCTCCTTTCTTCTTCTTCTCTTCTTTCCCTTGATTAACTGCAATAGGGATTTCTACATAACCAGAGCCTGTATAAACAGGATTCAATAGTTGTGCACAAACCACCAGCTTAACCGAGGTTCCATCTGTTACCCTTAACGGTGATAGAACCATCAACTGCGCTCGCACAAAGTCAAAATATGAGACATCAGATCCAGTGCCATAACTACGCACCACCATATTACGGGTGTCACGTATGTATGGAATCACAATCTCTCCGCTAACATGTTCCCCAGCATTCAAAATGACATGGGGTCCACTCAAAGCGGAAAATTGATTCTCCGGCGCTCTGGACATAGGGCTCATTGTTAAAACAAGTGCTCCACATTGTGTCGGCACTGATTGCAAATATACTTTCAAAGAAATGTCACAACTGAAAAGAGATCTGTTTGCTAATCTGAAACGCATATTCTGAACCAAATCAAAAATACGCGAGGGAAACGTCTCTTGGAACAAAACGTCTCCTGTAACTTTATCAGATGTCCACTCAACTGTTGAATAGATAACAGGTCGTTGAATTTCTGGAGGCATGTCATACATAATATTCGTAAAAACTTTACCCCCAACATCTTCAATGTCCTGTTCTAAAGGCACATCCCCGACAAAGGTCGTGTCGTGTGTGCTATCTTCTACTTCCGTAGCTTGTTCAATTAAACTATTCTCAGCAAGTTAGAAATTTTACCGTCTAAACCCAGCATTGTTTGAACAACACTGTTACTCACATAACTCCTTGTGAGTAGTCGACCACGAACAGTCGATAGCCTTTATTTTTAAAGTGGCACACATCAACCAATAGAATCCTAAAATCCTCCACTTTTCACTACACTCGCATAGCCAACCATAAATTAGTTCGTATATAGGTTGTTATCACTCGATCGAGTGTAGCAGTTGCGTTGCTTCCATCTAAGCACCCAGGCAACTCCGGGTGGTCCATTTATACGGCTGAAACACACCGATTCTTCCTTTTCACTCAGAGAACACATCGCAGCCACTATTGGCAATAGCCACGATCCATCTCAAAACTTCTTCATACAAACTATCTTGATCCCGTATGCAACGGAGGTAATCCTCCTGGGAACTAAGATAGTCCCTCAAGTAAAAACCCTTTATCTCGAATTGTGCTAAAACTTCTCTCCACACTTCTGCACTATGGCGAGCCAATTCGAATAAAAAAGAATATACTTGGTTGGGGTAGATCTCCAAAAATTGTGATCTTTTGGTGAATTGGACCCCCTTGATTATCCTATCCAATTCTAATTTCATCGTAGCTCCTGTAATGTGATTATACGTATAAGTCCTGCCACAAAAAGTAAGTTGTCTAAATTCTTTCGATTTTAACTCACCTTTATCTGCACCAGTGGCTTCGAATCCCATATCTCTATAAGATTCGATAATACAATCAGCACTACCAAGAACCACGGAATCATCTCCGAACAACATCCAGTCCGGTCTTCCTTCTATCATCAGATCATGAAACTCGGGATATTTTCCCAATTTCATATATCTCTTCCCTACAATATACAAAAGCATAAAACAATTAAGTATAAACGTCAATAAACTCCCTGAACCTAAAGCACCATCCCTAAAAGTAAAGGTCTGGTCTGCAATAACACAATATCCAAAAAGAGTTATATTGAGTAACACCCAACATATTAATGCATCTGCAGATAGTAGAGGTAAACTTGGATGTACTTCATAAACGCCTCGAGAATTATCAACAAAGCCACACATGATCATCAATCTCATTATCAACAAAATACTTTGATCACTATGGCCACACTCCATTCCCGAAACATCCACGTCTACACCTTCACCTTCTCCTCTAGTGAATATACGAATAAATTCAACTCCTAATTCTTCCGGTGTCATGCCTGTCATAATGCCAATTTTACTTCCATGCATATTGACAAACACAACAAGACGAAAAAAGAATTTCTTACACAACAGATAAAATAATGCATCATCAGGGGCGAAAAGCCTTGATGTACCACTCTCCACTTTATCCATTGGCAACTTCTCATCCTTTATCGTATATCCTCTGACTATAGCTGGATACTCTCTTCTCTCCACTATACTTTCTTCTATAATCTTCAATACTTCTATCACCCAGTCTTCCAACATTCCTGCTTCATCAACTAAGTTTCGTTTAACACCACCAATCATTGGCCCTGCACTCTTTGAAACATCCATACCTGTCCATTTATATTCCTCATGATCTTCGATCAAGAAATTATAATCTGGTTTATACGGTAAATTTCTAGTCATCAGAGTTCTAATGGCCGCTGCTATGGTATTAACTATCTTGTCTTCCAAGGGTTGTGGTAAATTTTCTTCTTTAAACTTCAAACCCTTAGTTAACTTCTTCAATCTTATCTTAGCTGGTGAATATTCCACACCTTCTTTAATGAATTTATTAAGTTTACACAAATCATACTTCTTTTTCCACAATTTTCCCTTATCCTTATGTAAACATGGGATCCTTTCGTGCGCATTATTCTTCGGTAAAATGCACTGGAAAGAACTTCTCCCAAGCGGAACAAACTCATCAAACTCTACTACAAAATCTTGTCTACTTTCTCCTACAACAACTGGCGCTGGTAGCAGAATACCTTGATTTACTCCATCAGATAATATACCCCTTGTTATGGGGATGAAATAACAAATTTCTCCGTTATCTCCAGCGCTATGTATGCCTGCTAAACAAGCATCATTATCCTCAGTAAATAAATAAGGTAAACCACAATCTCCTGCAGCATTACTACCTTTAACTCCATACAAACCTTCTCTAATACTACCTGAAACCATCACCCTGGAAATGGGTGCGGCAACAGCAAATTCTTGCAGATCCATTCTTCTTACCATAAAACCTTTTCTAGGCATATCCTCTCGGAAATACCGGGTTATATTGGGACATGGTAATCTTGGACCTGAAACAATCGATATCACTAACAAATCAGTATCTTTGTAGTAAACTCCAGTTACATTTCTGCAATCTAAGCTAATTACACTTCTTCCATAATGCACTACCATATTAGGCAATGAATTAACATTACGTACATAGTGTCCTAAAGCTAAGAACCTGGAGCCTCCCACAGCCAAACATCTCTGTTTAAGATCATTACCGAATTGAACTTCGATAACGCTCTTTTGTATCTTCGAAAGTTTGTCATAAACTCTTGGAGGTAAGTAAACTTCTTTCACTTCCTCTATATCTCTCTTTTTCTGGGCAGCGCCAGTCTCAAATTCCTTCACAAATTTGCTCTCAACGTAAACATACTTTCTTCCTTCACTACTATCTACATTGACTCTATCAAATGTTCTGTCTCCTACTTTCAAATGCAGCACATTGTCCATATTTTGTATAGTCTTATTGGTTTTTTTCTCTATAATAGAGATAACCAATCGCAACAAGGGCTATACTAGCAACGGCACAAATGCCTTTAATCACAGGTTCAATTCTCTTCCTTCTAACAAATCCAATCTTCTCAATCTCTTCTTCGCTAGGATAATTACCAATCCAAGTACCTGCTTTAAGACATGCTAATGCTGCAGTGGGACATTTAAAAGGATCATTCCCACACATGTTCTTCTCACAACATTTGATCTTGTCACAACTCCAATGCTTAGTTGGATCATAAAGTTCATAATAATCAAAAAATCGATAATCACTCTCTATACCAAAAAACTCTTTGAAGGCTGCAAACCTTCCACTTCTCTTACGAGCTTCTTTGATATAAATGTCCTGATCGATCATTTCAATCTCTGCACTCCAATCTCCTTCTCTCAAGCATTGACTTCCTTCTAAATCTTCTTCTTCTAATCCACTAGACTCACCTTTTCTTCCGATGAGCCAATCAGTCAGACCTTGATTATGAGTTTCTTTCCCTTCAAAAATGTTCTGCAAAAATATTTGGCTTCTTGCATCTCCACTTTTGTAGGATTCAATTTCACTCAAATCAAAGTCTTCTTCTTCTTCCGAAATAAAATACTCTTCTTCTTCTTCTTCTTCCTTCTCTTTCTTATCAAAGAATTTCACAATATCTTGATGATCCATTTCTGGATTCTCAAATAAGGTCCTCATGAAATTCTTTGTCTCATGCATCTGCTTTGCTTCTTTCTTTCTGACAACATTTCTAATACCAACACACATATCTGCTAGTAAATCACCCCATGTAAGATTACTCTTCAACTTGTAATCCCACTTAGATCCGGGTAATTTCCTAACATAACGGCATTGAATATCAGTTCCTGGTATAGGATCTAATCTTTTATCCTCAGTTTCCCTAATTGGTGTTACTTCTACATAACAATCAATTCTGGATTGGTAGGCCCTGGCGTTGTTCGCCACCTTTTCCAATTTTTGAGGCCAAGCTTCGATTCTAACATTAGTCGTCAACAAAAGAAGTTTAGGCTCTGCAAATCTTCCTTTGTCTGTCAAGGCTGCCATCTTAAGTAAATAAGGGGCAGTATCCTTCAACCTTAACAAATTTTCCATTCTTGATTTGGTTTGACTCTCTACACTCGCAAATCCATCTGAAATGATTATTATGGGTTGACCATAGTAACCATCCCAATGATCTGCTGAACCTGTAAAGGTATAAACATAATCACTAATCTTCACTTTCTTCTCACTTTCTTCTCTATCTAAGTCTTCCTTCAAATCTTGCAATAGATAATTATAATCAACATCATACAAGGCCAACATCAGCAAAGCTGCCTCAGCCAATTTTTCCGCTTGATTACTTTTACCTACTGAAGTACTTCCATACAAACACATACAATACGGAGCAGTTCGTTTCCTACAAAGAGATGACCTTAAAGCTTCAGGTTCTCTCAATGCCTCTCCATATTTTCTCTTCAAATATCCAAAGCTCTCTTTTAAACATGGATCTTTCCTCTCTTCTATACACCTAGCATAATCATACGATAATTCACGCAACTGTTTGGTATTGAGCTGTTTATGACTGTTCAAATTATGAACAATTATAGCCCAACTACCAGGACAAGCCTCCATCGCAGATTCTAAAGTCGTCTTCTGAACCAAATCGCTCACAAACGGTATGTACTCAGCATAATCACTGAGATTTCTCGGCAACATACCAACAATGATTCGATTCAAACCAACGGCGTTAGAAACACTCAAAGACTTTCTACTACCAGCAGCATAAACTATCATACAAATCGCTGACAACAAAGGGGCTGCCATATCTTCTACAACTCCTTGATCAACTACTCCATCCTTCTTACGATCCAAGAAGGAACTACCCCAGCCTAAAATCATAGGTACAACTTCAGGCAAATGAGGTAAACAACTCAAAATCAATTCCAAGAATAAATGTTCCACGGGATAACCAATCAACATTCTAATAAATGTCGATATAATACACAAGACCACTTCCTTAGCACAACCAAATAGAGTAACTACTTGATCGAAAATCTGGTCTGTAAGAGTCTTTTGTATTAGTCCGGCCACGGAAGACACAACTCCTGCAACAATCAGGTTAAATGTGTCTGACACTATTCTTAAAATACTACTACTAATTTCTCCAAAGGCTTCTCTCAAATAATTGCCAAATTCAGCAACTCTATTTGTTAAGAAATCTAAGGATTGATCCACAACAATCTTCTGATTATTTATATGTTTCTCCACAAGTAACACAAAGAAACTATGGGGTAACCAACCTCTTTGTACGCCATAACGCACAAGGTTTAATTTACCCGCAACATCTAAACAATCATAAATTGATCCACGCTTAAGACAATAAACATCATTAAGCTCTCCTTCAATACTTCCTGAAGATCCAGGAAATATTTCTCTATTTGGTATCACTACTCTCATGTTTGGGAAACGGTAAGTTTCTCCAGGACAACACGAGGCACAACAAGAGAGACGTCGACAAAAGTAACAAGCGACATCACTCTTATGATTTCGAATGGTTAAATTCAAAATCTGGGGTTGATCTATTACAACACTGGTAGTGTGTCTTAGATAAATGTCACACAAGTCGTGTAACATATAAAAACTAATAGAAGTAGAATTTTCACAATTTATTTCAGCAGTCATTTTATTAATCGCAAGTAAATCGTTTAATCCTATAATCGTATCTGTTTCTGAAGGACCACCATGTAAAACTAGGGAGGCGATCACTGTAGTAAATTCCCTAGAGTAAACCTATTTCACTGTCAAATGCGGTCGGTTTTGGAGACCCTTTTAATCACTTATAGACAATGGTCCAAATATGTCCAATACTAAATGCATTCCTTTCGGGAATGCTGTACTAATATTGTTTAGGCCTAGCCAGGTTTCAAAGAAACCTGACTAGGCCAGAACATACCTATCGGCCTCCCCCTTTCGAGAAGCTGTCTAAATACACGTTTGATCTTCGCTACGTGAGTACGCCCCTATTTAAAGGAATTAAGTACTCTTCCGGATTTCAATATATTGCTACGTCAAAAATAACACTGACGGTCATGGCATCCCCGCGGCGGGGGCTCGGCAAATCACAAAGTTAAAGCTAACGTTCGCGCACCGTGTAAATAAACATGGGTCCCTACCGGGGTTCAGCTAGGCCTTCCGACCATGATCATGGAGAATTCCTTTTTGACGAAGAAACACTCCTAGATCTCTCCAGATCCCAGATCCCTCACCTGTTTCGCACCTTCACCTGAAGGTCTCATCGCATCACAGAACATGATGCGGCAATTTTAACCAAGCACGTCACCGAAATTGTTCATTCAAGAACTGTCTAGTTTATCTAGACTTTCGCAGACTGTTACATAAAATGTAACGACGATAGAAAAATTTAATTCTCTACAGCCAAATAAAACACTTAACATATCATACACCAATAAATTGATGTTCCATAAAATCAAAATTTGTTTTGGAAAAACAAAAATGTAGCTTATAAACAAGTTTTGCAGCACTTTAAAGTAGCGCATACCAGTTAGGCACCCGACATATCTCTATGCTAGACGCCGATGTTGCATGTGTGAAGCGGCTGAACCACACGCAACTGGCACTAGTTTTAAAACGCTCTTGTAAATAAACTTTCTGTAAATTTCCGTCTTTGCAGACG